CACCAACTTGAAGCAGCAGTCAATCTCGGATGGGAACAGATTGCGGTTATTTTCCTAGACGCCGACGACAAAAAAGCAATTGCTTTTGCTCTTGCCGATAACAGGACAATGGAGCTTGGTTATACAGAACCAGAGCTCTTAACCGACATGCTTCTAGAAATTAGCGAGTACTACCCAGACCTTCTTGATGGATTGGGCTGGGACGAATTCGAACTTGCATCAATGGAAAGCGACATGATAATTGAGCAAGCAAGAATGGATAACTCCGAAGAAGAGATTCCACAGACTAGAGAACAAATAGCAGAGCAAAAAGTTTACGACGATGCTGTTGACTCAATAAAGGGAATGGTTCAAAAAGATGATTCTGGAGAAAACAGAATCGTTGCCAATTCGAATCTAGACCATTCTGATATTGCTACTCGTGGCTCCACTATTGCTGTACCGGGCTCAGCTCCACAGGCAGCAGTTCAATACACAATTGTTTTTGATAATGCAGACCAGCAGGCTCTGTGGTACAAATTTATCAAGTGGCTGCGTTCTGACCCAGCTGTTGACGGAGACACCACGGCAGAGAAATTGATTAACTTCATAGACCCACACATGCCATGACCAGACAAAGAATGTTCTTGAACATTTCTTGCGTGGAAGCTGCGCGCCAAAGAATCAGGCATGTCTACGACCAGTTCGACACTGTGTGCGTGCAGTTCTCTGGTGGCAAAGACTCAACGGCTGCTCTGCTATTGGCAAAGGAAGTTCACGAGGAACGTGGGCTTGGACCAGTCAAAGTTATCTTCAGAGATGAAGAGATGGTTAGCCCAAAGACAATTGAATATGTTGAAAGAGTAAGGAACTACGACTGGGTAGATATGGAATGGTATTGCCTTCCATTCATTGCTGAAGTTTGGGTTCTTGGAAAGCGTGAACGAATCCTTCTATGGGGCGCTCTTCGCGGAAGCGAGGGCAGGTGGGTTAGAGATATGCCACCATGGGCAATCAATGCTCAAACACTTGGATTGAATCCAGCCATGTCTCTTCCAGAGCAAACCGACTATTACACAATGCAGGGAAAGGTCGGCAACGTTGCCTTCATCACTGGTGTTCGTGCAAGTGAGTCAATGGTTCGTTATCGCTCAATTGTTCAGAAGCTTCATGAAAATTACATCGTTACTCCATACAAGCTAAAAAGAGGAATACCTCTTAAGTTCGCAAAGGTCATTTACGACTGGAATACGGATGATGTTTTCAAGTTCATAGTCGAAGAGCACGGTTCTGATTATTGCGAGTACTACGACCTTGCAGCTTTGACTGGCAGCAATACGCGAGTCGGTATCCCACTCCACTCCATTGCTATCAGAAGAATCGGAGATGTGGTTGCCACCGAACCGGAATTCTACGACAAGCTTGTTGAGTGTTTTCCGCACATTGACGCTCAAAGAAGAATATGGAAAGACTTCGATGTTGAGAAGTTGATTTCTAAGTATGCCAAGGATGGTTTTACTGGTGCATCCAACTTCATCAATGATTTTATTATTGGCGAAGAAGCAGCTCGGTCTGCAAGAACTTTCGTTGCGAAGTTTAGGCAGAAGCACGCTATAGACCCAGGCGGGTATCCACTCAATTATCTAATTAGAACTCTTCTCCTAAACCAGTTTGACTCAAACTCACCGACACCAGTTGGCCCCAAAACAAAAGCTCATGCCGTAAGAACCATTGAATCGACGGAGGAACAAAGTGAAACATTTGAATATTAATTACGTAAAGGCAAGCGACTTAAAGATTCCGGAATGGAAGGCAACGCACATACTCCGTCCAGACTTGCTTGTCTTGTCTGCATCGCTAATGGAATTTGGTTTTATTGAGCCAATCCACATCCGGGCATCAACCAAGGAAGTTATAGACGGAAGCGAAAGACTCAGACTGGCCATGAATGTTTCAAGAATTGCCGATGCTCATGGGGACATGATTCCAGTCATCGAGCACGATTGCGATGGTCTGACCGCAATGATGATGCATCTACGCCTAAACAGGGGGCGCGGAAACCTGGTTTCAAAGAAGATTTCCAACATAGTACGGAAGCTAAAGCAGTCTGGAAAATACAATCGCCATGATTTTGATTTGCTTTTGTGCATGAAGACTGACGAGCTTGAGGTAATGTTAGAGGCGTCAATCATCAAGACGAGAAACATAGCTGAACACACGTACTCCCGTGCTTGGGTCCCAATTGAGGCTCCTGCAGGAACAGTGGACAGCGAGCCAGTTGTAGAAAGACCACCGAATCCGGATAGGTGACGGTGATATAATTATTTTATTAGTCCGTCCAAAAACAAGGAACAATTAATATGCCACAGCCAATTCAAGGACCAACGCTTGCTGAAGTAGCTTTGAATCGAAGAGAAAATGAAAAACTTGTTAAAGCGAGGGGTGTTCTTTCCAAAGACGGCAGGGACAGACTGAAGAAGGCGCTGAAAGCTCCAGACATGACTGGTGCCACTCAGAGAGAAAAAGCCAGACAAAGACAGATAGCCAGGGAACTCAAGAAGTACAGAACAGGAGCAAAGGGCGCTCCGTCGACACGAAAAGCCAACGCTCTTTTCAACGAGTCTGGAAGAATTGGCGCAAGAGCAAGAAAACGAGCAGCTGAAAAAACAGCAGCAGCAGCCAAGAAGGCAAAGAAGGCCAAGAAAGCCGCTAAGAAGGCACCCGCCAAAAAGGCTGCTAAAAAGGCTCCAGCCAAGAAAGCAGCCAAGAAGGCAGCACGACCAGTTAAGAAAGCAGCCAAGAAAAGTCGCTAGGACTTAATTATTGAGTTATAAATAATTAGTGCTTTTCTTTAAAGTGCTACAATTGGACTGAAAAGTTGCAACCTCAGAGGTAAGCCATGCTTGTATCAGTTCAAGATTTAGTCACATATATGGACATCTCTCTGTCTATGCGTCAACAAGATGCTGCCGAGATGGTTCTTGAAGGTCTTCAAAGCGAGCTAGAAGCGTATCTTCGCAGACCTGTCGAGCCAACAGAGTTCACTGAAGAATATGTTCTTGACTCGGGTCACCTTGGCGTTCCAATGGGCACTTTCCTTTCAGTTAATAGGCCGGTTGGTGACTCATTTAGCACGACGAGTCCTGTGGAAAATACCGTCTATACGGAGCCTCCACAGACAATATATTTGCGCAACTCCCCTGTCGTCTCTGTAATCGAGGTCACCGTCAAGCCGCAATTCGGCGAAGAGCGCGTTTTGGTTCCGGAAAGCGACTATGTGGTTAGACGATACGGAATTGACTACTTCTTTGGATTCTCTAACGACATAGTGACGGTTAACTACACTGCTGGCCTTGATGGTGAAAACATAAAGATGTTTAAATTGATGATTCTTCGCGCGGCAACTCGTGAAATGCAAAACATGCACGACGATGTCGTTGGTGTAAAAGACCTCAACACAAGAAACGTTGCGCCACAGGAAACAGGGTTCTCCGACCGCGAGCTTGCCTCTGTCAGAAAGTACAGAAGAGTTAGAGTTGCGTAATGGCTAGGACAACTGGCAGGATAACAATTGAGGTTGAAGTCAAGGCGGATGATGTTCTTGAACTCCTAGAAAACATGAAGGACAGGGCTAATGATATGCGGCCTGTTTTCAGATGGGCAAAGGGTCAACTTGAATTAGCCAATGCGGCAAACTTCATGGCTAACGGCCTTCCAAGCGGAAAGCCATGGGCGCCACTTGACAAGGACTACGGCACATGGAAATCAGCACGCTTCCCCGGACGCGGAACGATGGTTCAGACTGGCAACCTTTTTAGAAGCCTTATCAACATGAACGACTCGTCGGTTAACGTTATAGAAAAAGATACAGCTACATTTGGGACCAACGTTGAGTACGCAAAGTTTCATCAATATGGAACCACAAAAATGGCCAAAAGAAAAATAGTTTTCACCCCACGGGAATTCCCACGAGAACTTGGAATTAACATGGTCAAATATATGGTTCTTGGTGAGGATGCGATTACATGAGCCTGATGCATGGCCCACAGTTTGCCAAGTCTTATGTCAATGAATATCTTAAATTGGATATTCCAACGAGAATAGTTAGCTATCGAAATGGCTGGAACGTTGACGACATTACTCTCCCGACACCAATCGACTTCTTCATCCACGAACCAATTGCAATGGATACCTGGCCGACAATAATCACCGCAGCAATATCTACAAGTAAATTTGAAAGAATTGGTTATGACGGGTCAGACCCTCTCTACCGTGTTGACTACTCAATGCGCACATATGTGTGGACTAGGTCAGATGGAGCCGAAGCTGTAACAACAATGAGAGACCGCTTAACCACGGTTCTCAGAGCAGCCCTTCTCGACTACCCATGCCTCAAGGCGTATGACGATAGGAACTCTTTTCGTGCAATGATTGACGAATCAACCATTCGTGAAGAGTTCTCCGACCTGACGCTGCTAAAGGGTGACAGGTTCCTTGCTGGTTCATACATCTCGTACACACTGCAAATAGACGAGATAGTCACAAGGGAGCCAATAGGTACGGTTTCAGAAATTGACCTGGAAGTAATAAATACTCCACTAACCGATAGTCTCCCTACTTTTGAACCTTTGTGAAGTACAATAAAAAAGGTTTAAAACATAAAACCGTTTACATCAAATCTTTTTAACAGTTGCATTAGAAAAACGTTTTGCATCTGTACAATTGAAACTAATAAGCGGGATTCCAATCCTAAAACGAGCAACAGGAGTGTCCAATGCCCGGTGTAGTCATTTCAACAGCAGTAAGAACAGGTCCATCAGCAACAACGGTTCGCGAATCATCGCAGCTCTTTGTCGTTGGCAAAGCACAGCGCGGACCAGCCGACGAAGCAGTACTCATCGAGAGCATTGCTGACTTCGAAGCGAAGTTCGGTGGTTATCTTTCAAGCTCTTACTTGCACCCAACAGTCGAAACATTCTTTGAAGAGGGTGGCACACAGTGCTACGTTGCTCGTACAGTAGGTGCTTCTGCAACAGTCGGAACTCTAGACCTTGATGACTCCTCGTCGACAGCTGTTTTGACGATTGACGCAAACGGACCTGGCACATGGAGCGCCGACGTAGATGTTGAAGTTGTCGAAGTTGTTGCTGGAACATCATTCAAAATCAACCTCCACTACCAAGATGCTCTTGTTTACTCAACTGGAACTGTCACATCAGCAGCACAGGCAGCTGGAAGAATTAACCTCAGCGCAGTAGCAACTCAGTATGTTTCTGCATCAGCAACAGAAGGAGCAACAACTCTTCCCGATGCGCTTGCAAAAACTGCACTTTCAACAGGAGCTGCTGGTTCAACTGTTGTTGTTGGTGACTATGTCTCATCGCTCGATTTGTTCAACGGAGCTCTTGGTTCAGGAGCTGTTACTTGCCCTGAAATTTCAAACTCAACAATGCACGATGCATTGATTGCTCATGCAAACACAAACAGCAGAATTGCAATCTTGCATGATGTTGAAAACGCAAGCATTGCAGCTGTCAAGGTGACTGCAGTAGCTCTCCAAGGCGGAGACAATGCAGAACATGCAGCACTTTACTTCCCATGGATTGAAGTTCCAACAACAATCAATGGCGTAACACGCTTTATCCCACCAG